AATGTTTTAATCTCTTTATTTGTGTAATGCTTACAGGATAAAATAACTCTTTTACTTTCTTCTATCTCTGTACTGTTGTCACTGCTTCCAAGCATCTAAAAAGATAATTCATTTATTAAATTTCTTTTTTGTTTTGATATTGTTTTATTCATTTGTTTAATTGTTTTAATTTATTAATTTGTTTTAATTGTTTAACATCCTAAAATATTACATATCATTGCTAATATAAATAATATTGTTAACTGGAAATCTGTGTAGTTTGACATAGGTAATTTTGACATAGTTTCTTTATTTAAGTTAATATTTATTTGTATTCTCTTATTTTTCCTGTATCTAATTCTTTGAAATCTTCTGCCCAATTATCAACAAAAAATAAGTAATTTTCGTATTCTGAAGCTCTACAAATTACTTTAAATCCTTTACTTATCAAATATTCAAATGCTTGTTGTTGAACATCTCCTATTGCATAATCATAAGATAAATAAATTCTTTTTGTTATATCATCATTGTATCTCTTTGGCTCATAGATACAAATTCTTGAGCCCCTGTGATTTGTTGGGCTTACATATTTAACTTTGATTTGTCTATAATTTTTTATTTTATATGCTTTTCTTTTTGTTTTCATTTTGTTTATTATTTTAGTTTATTATTATTTTATTATATATTTAGTTTTATTAATATTTAGTTTTAAAAGCGTGTTAATATTTACCATTCTATAATTATTTATTTGCATATCGTAAACACATATAAGGCCGTATTTGCTCGGCTCGTATGGTCTTGGCCTTGCGTTCTCTTTTAATCCCTTAGACACCCCTAAACGGGCATTAATCAAGCGATGTGTACCGTCTTTTTTTATAAATTCAGCCGTAAATATTTTATTATTGCTTTCTTGAATTAATTCTTTTGCCTTTTCTTTTTTAATTGTTTTCATAGTTTTATTTTATTGTATTAATATAATTTTTTTGGGCTTCATTAAAAGAATTGAAAAGATTATTTAAAATGTCTTTTTGTTTCTCTTGTTGTTTTCTGTCTGCAAATTGCTGATTTACTTTAATTGTTGTTATTCTGTCAAGTTCTTGCAATTCTTGTATTTCTTTATCTATTTGTTTTTTTGTTCTCATTGTTTTTTATTTAGTTAATAATTATATGCAAATATACAAATATTTTATAAATAATTAACAAAATTCGATAAAATGTTAAAAAAGATATAAACAATTAAATTGTTAATAAGTTGATTTTTAAAAGGTTGCAGTATATAGAACGCACACACGCACACACACCCACGCATAGAGCAAGTCTAGCAGTTTCAGGGCAGTTTCAGCAGTTTCAGGGCAGTTTCAGGGCAGTTTCAGTAGTTTCAAAAAATAATAAGAATATTTTATTATGGAATTTTTAAATACCAATCAACAATTTCGATACACTCATCAAGTCCTTTAACAACCTTAGCAAAGTAACCTGCTTCGTTGAGGTATTCCACCCATTCTTTCTGTTCTTTGGATGGATAACACTTCTTGTCTGCTTTGATTTCTAGGAATAACCCACCATACTTATGGTTGATTTTAAGTATCTGCATATCTGGAAAGCCTTTAACATAGCCAGTCTTTTTGGCTAGTATAGCTTGTTTCATGGATGTTCTTATGCCACCCAATGATGCACAGTATCTTATTTTAGGGTAGTTATATTTAAGGTAAGTACAAAAAGCAGACTGAACTAATGCTTCTTGTTTCATTTGTTATGATTGTAAACAGAACCTCTCCTACGCCTTGTACCCCCATACCCCCCTGTACCCCCTACATCCCCCTCATTGTAGGTTGTACCTTTAATTAATTGATACATTAATGGTTGTGATACATTGTATTTTCTGGCAAGAGCAGATATAGTTACTTTCTCTGTGGTTGTAGCATATTCTTTTCTTATAACATCTACTTCTTCAGCACTAAACTTTCTTCTGGAATATCCTCCACCCCTCATATCTTTTCTGTCTTCTAATTTTATTTTTCTAATCTTTGGCATAATTAAAATCTATCTGTTGTTTCTCCATATTGATTTTCAATCTCAACACTATCTATTATAATCTCAACATCTTCAGGTTTTCTTTTATTAAGATAACATATCCTGTTTATTAAATCCTTATCTTTCTTCATCTCATTAATATCGTCAGTAAGAACAAAAGTATCTATACTTCCTTTAGTTTTTCTAACTCTTTTTTTGCTACTTATAGTGTAGTTAACGAATACTCTAAAGATTGGCTTTCTCATTTTTTATCTTATCTAATTCAAACTCAAGATGATTAATTGCTTTTTGTATGCAATCAATAGGATTGTTGTGCTTATTATCCGCCCTAAGTAAGTATGTAACTGATGTTCCTACATTATAAGATAAGTTAAAATCTTCTACAACCTTTCGTGCTTCATAGCCATAAGTTTTACCAACATAATAAGAAGGGGTTTTTTCTTTAGAATAATCTATTCCTTTTAATTCTTCTTTAGATAAAAACATTTTTGGATTAATCTTTGCTGTTGTACTCATATTTCTGTTAAATTCGTAGTAATATTTACTGTGTTTTGTCATTGATTCTGTCATTTTCTAATGCCCCTGCAATAGTGTTTTTATATTGATTTACGTTTTTTACAAACTTCTTATGCGATTTTTTACATAATCTTATTTCGCAGCAATGTATAAAAAACTTAATAAAAAAAACAACAAAAACAATACATAAAATAAAATAACTTAATTTCATTGTTTTTTGTTTTTATCTTTCTCTAGTATTTTAATTAATCCTTTTTGTGTATGTAAAGGTCTTCTCTTTTTCATTTTACGATATTCCTCTGGATTAAATATTAATTTGACTTCTCTAACTTTGTCTTCAGAATATTTTACAATCCATCTGTTGGAATGGTGCATCTTGTTTCTTTTTAGGAATGTTAAGTAATCCATATATATATTTATTTTAATAATTTTGGTTCTGGTCGGTAATAAGGAACTGACTTAGGGTCATCACCTCTATCAACTTTAGCTCTTGCATCCCATATTAAATCCTTATGTTTTCTTAACCACCTCATGTATGTAGGAACATTTAAGTGAATAAAATCTCCATTATGCTGACTCCTTACTCCAATGTTAAAAGCATTTTCTGCATCTGAGAAATAAAAATTCTTATAAGTTTTTCTTAAATCATCAGCTAAACTTTGAGCCATAATAACTTTAGTTTCTGCTTCTACATTGTGCTGTCCTAACTCAATATATGTTTTACTTAGCAGTTCCAAGCACAAGTCCTCTAATTGTTCTTTTGTTTTGTGTTTAATCATTGCCTTTGTTTTTTAAGTAATTCTTTTGCTTGTAAGTGTGAGTTTAAGTGCATGTGAACCTTACTCATTCCTTTTACATTTTTACTCTGTCTTTTTTCCCAAGTCCTAACACAAGCCTTCCAGTCTTTCATTTTTGTTTTTCCAATCTTCCAATCTTTACTTTCATAAAAATCAAAAAAAGTTTCGCCATCTATAGTGTTTTTTCTTTTTAAACAATAATCATTAATTTCATTAATACTTGGTTTTTTAAAGCGACCCTTATTATTACTATATGTAATATTATTATTAACCTTAGTATTATTATCCTTAAACTTTTCTTTAATACCCTCCTTGTCTTTTTCTTTAATACCCCCTTTAATAATTCTTATATACCTCCTATCAATTTCTTTAGTACCCTCCCTATAGGTATAAGTTGTTGACACATAACCATTTGCAACCAACTCACTAATCCATTTAGAGATTGTTACAACACTCTTACCATAAAGTTCTGAGAAATATCTGTTAGTGGCAAAACATTCTCCATTCATGTTAAGTAGTGCTGTAATCTCTGCATATAATAATTTAGCATGAGGTGTTAAATTTTTATCATATCTAACCTCAGCAGATATAATAGCATAGTAATTTGGTTGTTTCATTATAAACTGTAATCGTTAATTATTTTATTCTTACAATCTAATTCTTTCTCTAAATTATCTATATATCTTTTTTGTATATAGAAAATAAATAAACCACCTAAAATACTTCCAAACAAAACACATAAAAATATAATGCTTATTATACCAACGCCATTAGAATGGTAAATCGTCATCATCTTTTTTAGTTTCAACAGTTTCTTTAGGCTTGTAATCATTCACATAAGCATAGTGAGTAGCCCCCTTTTCAGATGGTTCTCTCCTTTCTGATATGACCATTGAAATCCAACCATTCTTTGAGTTTGCTTGAAGGTCATCAATTTTAAGATTAGCAACAATCATTGTTCCGTATTTAGTTTTAATCTCTTTTATACTGCTTGGCAAGTAAATCTTTTCTTTCTTTTCTGACATATTTTTGATTTTTTATGTTATACAATTTAGTTAATTCTTTATTTATCTCTTTGTTTTTTAATTCTAATACTCTAATCATTTCATCAATCTCTACAGACAATATCTTAGCTTCAACTCTTTTAAAAATATCAGTATCTTCTATATACTTACCATAAAAAAATTCAAACTTTCTATTGTGATGTATTACTGAAGCATGATGCAAGTTAGTTATTTCTGCTATTTCATAAAGAGTTAGCCCAAAAATATTTCTTAAAATATAAATGAACATTCTTTTAGCGTTTATAATGTTTTTCTTTCTACTACCTTTAAATACTATGTTTTTATCCACATCATATATATCTGCTATCTCATTAAGGATTATATCGCTATAAGATTCGCTGAATATTAATTGATACGCTATTTTCTTTTTTGTTTTTTTATCCATGTTTTTGTTTTTAAGTTAAGTCATACACTATTGTATCAACTACATCTTGTACTTTTAATCCAATAAATTCTGCCAATCTGTTAGCATGAACGAATCTAATTAAAGTAGGGTCTTTAATATATTTTGCACTTGTCGCAGGATTAACCCTCATTATCCTGCACAGTTTCAGGTTAGATACACCATAAATCCTAAGCAATGCTTCAAATTCATTTCGTGATTCTCTGATTTGTACCATTGAATACTTGTTAGTCATGGTTATCTGGCTTGATTAAAAACTTATTCATCTTATTACAACATACTTTAAATTTACTTTTACCCCTGTGGTATAAATCTATCACTTGTTCTTTATTAAGAATTTTCATTATATCATCCTCAATAACTTCTCCTAATAAATTATCTCCATTCCAAGCGATAAAGCTGTGTGGTTTTGAAAAGTGTTCATACAGGTTTATCATTAAACATTCCTGATTTGAACATTTCTTTCCATTGGTCTTTTGGGTCTGTTTTGGTTTCATTTTCAAGTATTTCTTTAATAATTTCTTCAGCTTCTAGTTCTGTATAGTTGTTTAAATTTGTTAGTATTTCATTTTTTTCTGTTGAGCCTAAAGCTGTTCTATCAATCATGCTCTCAATGATGACCAACTGCCTATATGTAATAGGTGTTGGTTCACCATCAAGAATATTATCTAACCAGTCTTCAGACATTAATCCACTATCTCATCTTGTCCAAACACTCCATGCTCATAGAATCCTGCAATTTTAAGAACAACTCTACTCATTGCTCTTTTTTCTGCCATTGCTACTGGGAACTTTTTACCACCTCCCATTAGATTGTCATCAGATGCTTCTCCAAAACTCATCATGTTCCTTACTTCAGTTTTACCAACTTTCATGTTAGCAACTGCTTTTAAAACTACATGAGTTTTATCTAAGTCCATTACTACTGGCTCATAAGCAACAGTTATTCCCTTCTTGCTTACAATCTTGTCTATACCAGACCTAGTGATAATTACAAATCCTCTCTTGTCTTTGTATATATCTTCTTTAACTAGACTATTCTCTTTGAATAATCTTCTTAAAGCATCCTCCCTAGTTTCAGGGATTGTTTCAACTTGTTCTTCTTGTTTTTTTGTTTTTCTACTCATTTTATTATTGTTTAATTGATTACTATTCTGTTGTTCTTCGTAAAGCTGTTTCATTTTTCCCATGACTAAATATATTTATATTCAACAATATTAGCCATTCTTTTAGTACCATCCATTTTCATATATCTTGTTGGTACTTCTACAGGTATTGAAACAATATCATGACCTTGCTTTCTCAAGCCATAAATAATGCTTGATAATCTATAAGCACCATACATATTAATTGCCTCTTTCTGTGTTAATCTTCTACCATCTTTTAAGTGTTGTAGAATATCACTCGTTTGTGTTTTCTGCATAATTTAATTATTTAAGTTAATAGTTAGTTTATTTCTTGTTGGAATATAACATACCAAACATCATTGCCATCCTTATCTTGACATCTAAAATCATCCGGATAATCAACATCTATTCTTCCCCAAGTAGATATACATTTTAAATTCTCAGTATCTATTGATCTATTGCAAAAGTCCTTTGCTTTTTCATAGGTTTCAAAAGGTAAAACACAACTATCGCTAGGGGTCAACCCTTTATACAATACATTGTAAATATATTTTGTTTCTTTATCTGTCATTTTTAAATAGTTTTAGTTAATAATTAGTTTTTACATATTTCTACTGCATCTTCCCAAGAAGATGAAGCAGTTTCATTGCACCTTGAACACCTTTGTGTTTCAGGTATAAATTTTTTTTCACAACAACCACTTAGTTGGCTGAACTCCTCCTGACA